AACACCCGAAGAATATAGACAGGGACAATATAAATTATATCTTAGAGATGATGATAATTTAAATTTAGTAATGAAACTAGGTGATGAAAGCATTAATTGGTTAATACGATTAGATTCACAAGATGATATTTTTGAATTGTTTGGTAAAGCAGGCAAATTCCCTGCTCAAGTTTCTAAATCTAAAGACAGAGAGAAACTTATTGATGAAGGAAAAATTCGTCTTGGTGTTCAATATCATGGCTACCATGAATATTTCTTAGAAGGAAATAAGTTTGAAACCAAACTCCATGTTAGAGTTATCCCTGTAAAAGATAAGAAAATGTGGTTGGCTTGGACCGGATATAAACAAAAGCCTGCTGATAAAGATTCAGACGCAGGGGTGTGGAACATTTACGAGGATAGGTTCAACGAATTAACCATTCCAGACCCCTGAAGCGTGGCCTTCATATACTTAATTCGCAAACGGAAGGTTGAGGCAAATGAACGACCTCACGATGGAGCATCAAGTTTCAGGAGATTTCTCGATTCTCAAAAGCAACGATGACCTGATGATTGGCGGATATGCGAGCATTGAAATCGTGGACAAACAAAATGACCTCATCACAATCAAAGCACTTAACGAAGCAGTTAAGAAATTCATGGAACAAAAGTCATTTAGAAATGTAATGACTAATCATTCAAATGTTCAAGTCGGAGAAGTAGTGGATTCATACCGCGATAAAACAGGGAGGCTATGGAAAACAGAAGTGGACGATGTTGGCTTCTTCGTAGTAATCAAACTTCGTGATGATATCGAAAAGGCAAAAGAAATCAATAGAGGAATTAGAAAAGGCTCACTACGTTCTTTTAGCATCGGTGGACAAGCATTACAGAAAGTCAAGAAATCAAATTCTGAATTAGGACAATATAACGAAATTTCTAAGTTAGAACTGCACGAAGTCACGATTTGTGAAAAAGGTATTAACCCGGAAGCAAAGTTTGACATTTTAAAACAAGACAAAACAACAGGTGATAATATGACCGAAAAACTAGAGAAAGCACTAGAAGAGTTGGACACACTTCTGAAAGAAGTGAATTCGCTCCGAAAGGAAGAAGATAAAGAAATGATGGATGAAAAGGAATCCATGTATGGCGATAAAGAAGCCATGATGGATGAAAAGGGTATGCATGAAAAAGGTATGCATGAAAAAGGTATGCATGGTGAAAAGATGGAAGATGAAGAATCCATGGAATACATGGATGAAGAGGCAAAAGCCTACGTTCCTACCCTTGATGGCGCAGGCGTCGAAATTGGCGAACCTGCGGCTGACCGAATCATTATTGAAAACGGTCGTCCAAAACCCTCTGACCTTCCCGTTGTTAAGGCATTTAACAACCAAGAGTTAGAAACCCTTGACCTTTCCGTTGGAAACATCGAAAAGGCTTACGAGGCTTTCCGTCAAGAGCAGTTAGAAAAACTCGCTTACGACAACCTTCAGAAGTCTTTCCAACAAAGATTCGAAAATGAAGTTTCGTCCCGTGAGAGCCTTATCGCAAAGCAGAACTATGATGCTGCTTCCGAGATTACTGCTCTTAAGGAAGAATTTACCGAACTTCGCAAATCTCTGACCGCAGAGCGCGAAGTCATCGCTAAGGCTCAAGAAGAAGCCGTAGCCAACGTTCCTACGATGGATGATATCGCCAAGATGGATTGGTCCGATGTTCACCGTTTAATTGGAGGAAACCTTTGAGGTGATTTAACATGAGTGGTTACATTAACACAATTGCAGATTTAGAAGCACAAGCATACGGCCTAGGAAACTTTGGAGCAGGTAACTCTCTTCTGAAGCAAGCAGGCGCAATTGGCGGAATTAGTTCGTCTTTCCGTCACGATGGCGCACCGGGCTTTAGTGGCTCAGGTATTGCCGACACAACCGGACTTTACAACATTGTTTATGGTCAAAAGGTCTGGTCTATGCTAAACCGCGAATGCAACGCTCTTTCGATGATTTCGAAGCGTCCCTACACTTCCTCCGGTTGGAGAGTCTTAAAGGAGCGTCCTGCCGGTGGTTCAGGTAACACTTTCAGCGTTACTGCCGGTTCTCAAGCAGAAACCCTAGATAACCTCGGTGGAACCGCTCCCCGTGCTGACCGAATTGGTGGTGTTCCTGAAAATGCCGCTCTTTCCAACGCTCAAGACGGTTTGGGTCCAATTGCACCAACTTACGCTCAACTTTACATGAGCCCTAAGATTGTTGCTCACCAATTCGATTTCTCTGAATTGGCTATGGAAATGGCTCAGATTGATGACGGTATTGGCGACATTCGCGCTCAAATGCGTGAAGACATGGGTAAGCACCACGCTGAAGTTCAAAACAAGATGCTCGTTATGCCTCTTGAAAACTACGGTGAAGTCGCAAACATGCCTAACATCACCAACAACTACACTTCGCTCTATAAGGTCATTAGCAACACCGCTGAATTGACCATTATGGATTCGGACAACTTTATGACCGATGCTAGAACCGTTGATGCTTTCGACCTTTACGGCACAAACCGCGACACCGCGTCTTTCTTGGATGCTACCGTTGATTTCGGAGATGGCTACGCTACCGGCGATATTCGCAACTTAACCTTAACCATCATCAACACCCTGCTTCGTCAACTTCGTCAAGAAGGTGGTTCTCCCAAGGTCATTTTGACGGGTTACGACACAATTCAAACCCTCGCTGACCTATTGCAGAGCCAAGAGCGATTCATGGACCGAAAGGAAATCGTTCCGACTGTGAACGGTGTTCGTGGTGTAAAGGGTCAAGAAGTCGGTTTCCGTGTTTCTACCTACTACGACATTCCTCTGATTCCGGTCAAGGATATCGCTATTACCAACGACGAATCATCTGGTGGAATTTCGGATATGCTCTTCTTGGACACCGACCACCTTTGGTTGTCTGTGATGAAACCCACACAATACTTCGAGGATGGTATCGCCAATGGAAACCCATTCGGTGTTGGAACCCTCGGAAACCGCGCACTTTACCGAACAATCGGTGAAGTTGGATGTTCTTTCTTCAAGGGTCAAGGTAAGATTACCAACCTCCAATGAGGAAGAAAAGAAAAAACAGGAGATGATGAAAAATGGCTTTTGCAACAGTAATTCATTTGGACATGCAGTTAGAAGGAAACCGAAGGTTAGTTTGTGGACAAACAACCACAGACTCAACGGACGGAAATATTGAAACAGGACTTTCTTTAGTTGAAAGTTTAGTTTTCACCCACAAAGGAACCGCAGAAGAAGCGGCTGCTGCCGTAGTAAATGCGGATTTACCGCTTGCTAGTGGTAACGTAGCAATTCATTGTGTAAGTGGCGACGTTGTTTATTTCCAAGCAATCGGTCAATGAGGTGATTGAGTGGCTCATACAGTTACGGTCTTAGCGGACCATAAGGGCATTACCCGACCAAAGGTCGTTGGTGATGAATATGTGGTCAATGCTTCGCTTTTAGTGACGGTCGCAGCCTCCGGTGGTGAAGTGGTAACTGCCGCTTCTTTGGGATTATCGAGTATTTCTTGTGTTTCAATCACAGGAGTATCTATCCCCGCTACCCATCAGGTTGCAGTAGAAATTACCGCCGCAGGCGCTTACGAGAGTTCATCGAGTTTTGCGCTATTATTCACCGCAAACGATGGAACAAACGCTGCTGCTGATGGTGATATTACAGACACCACCGTTAGAGTTAGAGTTTGGGGCAACCTTTGAGGGGATTTAAATGGCTACAGTTAAACTTCTCCGAACACCGGGGATTAGAAGTTTAATTGTCCAAGGAACGGAAGGGCCGACCGAATTATTTCGGGATGAAGCCTGCCCCGTTTCGCCTTCTTGGGCAGCAAAGCGGATTCAACTACATTACTTTGAATTTTCTTTTGAATCGAAAGATAAGAAAGAATTAGAAGAAGCCCTCAAAGGTCTTCCTGAGAGGGTATTACTAAGAACCGCTTCAAGATTAGGGTGCGAAGAAAAGGATATTTTAACTACGCTTTTCCCAAAACCCAAATCAACGACTTCTGCATTAAAGGCTAAGGTTACACCAAAGCCTAAAGTTACTCCAAAGAAGAAGGCTTGACTCCGTAGGAGTTAAGTAGTGGACGCAATATAGAGAAGATGCCGGAGGCATATACATGGTCACAGGTTGCAGGTCAAGCGGTCTTTTAGATTCAAGTCAGATTGTCGTCACAGGACGATGCAAATTGGTTTCAATTCACGTTACTTCGATTGGTGGCCCTGCTACCGTCAAAGTTTTCGATGGAACCGATAATAGCGGAAAAGAAGTTGCTAGAATTACTGCCGGTGTTGACCACCAAACAGGAGGAACACCACCAACCTATACTCAAGATGAAACTCTTGAGTTTGATATGCATGGAGTAATTATGCTTAATGGTATCTATTACGAGGAAACATCTGGCGAAGCAGCAGTTTTCATTAACTTCGCGTGAGGTGATACTTTGGCGGCATTAAATCAAGATACCCGACTCGTTATGACTATCCTTTTTTGCGGGTGTCTTAGCGGAGCAAACGTTTTCTTTTACGCTCAATATGGAATTGGTTTCCCTTATTCCCATTTAGCCCACGCCGTTCTCTTCGGTTTAGTT